ATTTGTACTTGCGGTTATTCAGACTTTATGGACGCCATAAGTCACGAACAGGCCCAAGATGAAAGGTCCTCAGCAATCGCTTAAAGACTGGGGCGACCAGAAATGGCGCACCAAGTCTGGGAAACCGTCAAGCAAGACGGGGGAAAGATATTTGCCTAGTGCGGCGATTGATAGTCTAAGCTCCGCAGAATATGCGGCGACAACCAAAGCCAAGAGAGAAGGCAAGAAAGCCGGTAAGCAGTTTGTAGCGCAGCCCAAAACGATTGCTAAAAAAACGGCGAAATTTAGATGAGTACCTCCGGCACCGCAACCTTCAACATGCCATTCAATGAGCTTGCAGAGGAAGCTTATGAGCGTTGTGGTATCGAGGTTCGTAATGGCTACCAGCTTCGGACAGCCCGCCGCAGTTTAAACATTATGACTATCGAATGGGCTAACAGGGGTATCAACCTGTGGACCATTGAGCAGGGTGAGATTCCGTTGGTGCAGGGTCAGGTTGCTTATCCGTTGCCCGCAGACACTATTGATTTGCTTGACCACGTTATCAGACAGAATCAGGCAACATCAAACCAAACAGATATCAACATCACTAGGATTTCAGAGTCAACCTACGCATCCATTCCAAACAAGTTAGCTCAGGGTAGACCCATCCAAGTATGGATAAACCGGCAAACCAACGGTACAAGCACAACCAACATGGGTATCACGACCGCAATCAATGCGACTGATACAACCATCACGGTTGCAAACGGTTCCATTCTGGGTGGTGCCGGATACATCCAAATTGACAACGAGCAAATCTATTACACAAGCATTGTAGGTAACACCTTACAATTGTGTGCCAGAGGTCAGAACGGAACAGTTGCAACATCCCACGCAGTTGGCGCAGTTGTTTCAATTGTGAATCTGACAACCATTAACATTTGGCCTACAGCAAATGCTGGTGGTTCTTACACCTTTGTGTATTGGCGGATGAGGAGGATTCAAGATGTTGGCGGCGGAACCAAAACCGAAGACATTCCATTTCGATTCATTCCTGCGCTTGTTTCCGGGTTGGCATACCATATTTGCGTCAAACAACCAGACGCCGCAGACAGAATCGCAATGCTCAAAGAACAATACGAAGAGCAGTTCAGACTTGCAGCAGATGAAGACCGTGAAAAGGCTTCCTTGCGCTTGGCTCCCCGACAGATGTTCTGGTAATGGCAAATAGATATGCTTCTGGCAAGTTTGCTATCGCTGAATGTGACCGATGCGGTCAGCGGTACATGCTCAAGGAACTCAAGAAAGAGATTATTAAAACCAAGCTCTTTCAGATTAAGGTTTGTCCTGAGTGCTGGGACCCAGACCAGCCTCAGTTATCATTAGGTCTTTACCCAGTTTATGACCCGCAAGCAGTTAGAGAACCTAGACCGGATGTAAGTTATTATCAATCTGGAACCAGTGGCCTTAACACTAACACCACAAGTGGTACAAGTGTTACTCAGGATGGATATCCAGAAGAGGGCAGCAGGATTTTTCAGTGGGGATGGAGTCCGGTTGGTGGTTCATCAGCAAACGATGCGGGCTTGACTCCAAACGATTTGGTTTTAGACTTCACACTTAGTAGCGTTACAATAGGATAGAAAATGAACCGCAAAGAAGTTAAGGGCATTGCTGATGTCGAAGCCGCAAAAGTGGTCAAAGGACATGAGAAGAAAATGCATGGCATGAAGAAGGGTGGACCCACCAGCCTTGACCGAAAGAAGTACGGGAAGAACATGTCCCGCGCAATGAACCAGAGGTAATCATGTTTACTATGAAACGTGGTGGCAAAGAGATTGGGGGGGCTAGTGTCTATGCTAAACCCCATACCGGCTCAAGCCCTAAAGTGGAACTCGGCAACGGCTACGGAAAACCTAACAAAAGCAGTCAAATTGACGAGTTGTGCGTAAGCATTAACGACATCAATAGCAAGCCCTGTGCAGAACCAAAAACCACCGGCATCAAGATGCGTGGCGCTGGTTGTGCAACCAAGGGTGTTATGTCTAGAGGTCCGATGGCATGACATATGCCGAGTTGGTGGCGTCAATACAAAGCTATGCTGAGAATAGTTTTGACTATGCAACGACGCCCAGCATTATTAATCGGTTCATTGAGCAATCTGAACAGTTAATATACAACTCGGTACAGCTACCCTCTCTTCGTAGAAACGTAACTGGAACGGCAACTGTAGGCAATAGATTCCTTGCTTGCCCTAATGATTGGCTTGCAACTTATTCAATGGCAGTTGTTGATGCAACAGGCGCATACACATATCTTTTAAACAAAGATACAAGCTATATGCAAGAGGCATATCCAAATCCAACTGATACTGGATTGCCTTTGTATTATGCGTTGTTTGGACCGCAAACAGGAGCGCCAACAGAGTTAAGCTTTATGTTGGCTCCTGCACCGGACGCAGCATATTCAATTGTATTAAATTATTTCTTTTACCCAGAGTCAATTATCACCGCTGGCAATACATGGCTTAGTGATAACTTTGATACGGCATTGCTTAACTATTGCCTTATGGAAGCCATCACTTACATGAAGGGTGAGCAAGACTTGGTTGCTTTGTACAAGTCACGCGCAGAGGCTGCAATGGTTCTTCTCAAGCAACTGGGTGACGCTAAAGAGAAGGGTGATTCGTTCCGTGATGCGCCGCCTAAGTACAAGGTCATATGATTACTCAGACGGTCACCACATCGTTTAAATATGACTGCTACACCGCGCAGCAGAATTTATCCACGGACACGCTAAAGATGGCTCTGTACACCGCAGCAGCTAATTTAAACGCAGGCACAACGGCTTACGCAGCGGTAAACGAAGTATCCAGCACAAACTACACAGCCGGTGGTCAGACCCTGACCGGGGTAACAGTTTCTATATCCGGGACAACTGTATATCTAAGCTTTAACAACCCTTCATGGAACAATGTGTCATTTACCTGTAGGGGTGCTTTGATTTACAATTCAAGTAAGAGCAACAAGTCAGTTGCGGTCTTGAACTTTGGTTCTGACAAAACAGTTTCTAACGCTACATTCACTGTGATTCTTCCGGCCAACACGGCCACCAACGCTTTGATTCGCTCCTAACGGAGCTAGGAGTTTTTCATGGCTTTTACTGGCAACTACATGCCTACCTCGTTCAAGGTTGGATTGCTGAACGGTGTGTTTTCGTTTACTCCCGGCACAGGTGACGGGTATTACATCGCCCTGTATACCAACTCGGCAACGTTTGACGCAACGACTAGCGCATACACAGCGACTAACGAAGTTACGGGTACTGGCTACACGGCGGGTGGAAATCTTCTAACCGTTTCTGCTAGCGTTCCAGCGCCGCTGTCTCCTTTCACCGCTAGTACAACTGCGTATATCAACTTTTCTGATACCACTTGGACGACCGCAACGATTACCGCTCGCGGTGCGTTGATTTACAAGAACAGCACGCTTACGATTGGCGGAGCTTCGGTTGTTAAACCTGTGATTGCAATTCTTGACTTTGGTTCTGACAAGTCATCGAGCGCGTCGAACTTTACGATTCAGTTCCCGGCAATCGGCAGTGGCCCAATCGGTTCTACGGCAATTCTTCGGATTGCATAATGGCTATCTCCCTTAAACACGGCTTTGGCAGTGGAAAGCTGGACGGGACGGATGCGACCCTAGTCCAGCCATCCAACTGGAACTCTGACCACGTTCTGGCTATTGGTTCCCCAAAGCTGTTTGGGAGAACTTCAACAAACGGGTCGACAACGCCCTCTTCTTTGTCTGGGATTAGTCAGGCAAATCCGGGGGTGTTTACGACGACTGGGGCGCATGGTCTTACTGTAGGACAGTTGGTCACCATCTCTGGTGTAGTAGGTATGACCCAAGTCAACGGGAATACCTATGTGGTTAACACCACCCCGCTGTCCACAACGTTCACAGTGCTGTTCCAAGGGTCTGCTTTAAGCACCTCTTCATATACCGCGTACACTTCGGGTGGTACTGTGACTGGGGCGGCTACGGGCGTAGCAGAAGAAATTGCTGTAGCAGGGGCACTCACATTGTCTTCTGGTACGCTGACCGGCACTGGCGCATCAACAGGCAAGGCAATTGCCGTTGCCATCGTATTTAGTTAAGGATTAAATCATGGCAATGCCAAATATTGTTGCGGTAGTCTCGATTTATGGCGGGACAGCGCAAATACCGGTAGCTTCTTTTACTGCCTCTACATACTCCGCTGCTTGGGTATATCAGAGCGGTACAGGGTCGGTTGCTAACACTTCATTGCCCGGACTATCCCCGGCAAGCGGCTCAGTGCAAAAGATTGAGAACATTGTTATTGCTAATGCGACTTCCGCTGCGGCAACGGTCAGTGTTGCAATCTGTCCAGCGACGACCTTTAACGGTAGTTCTGCTGGATTAACTTAT